AGAACCTTGAGACATTCATTGAGGGAACCGATGTGGTAACCTTGCCTGCTGAAAAGTTTCTTGGCAAGGAGTTCTATTTGCTGGACGAGGTGCAGGACAACGTATGCGAAATTTATATTGATGCATCAAGTGATTTTGATCTTGGAGCTTTAAGCCTGGAGGGGGACTTTGGAGACTTTCCACTGAACTCAACCAACATGGCTGTGTTCAAAAACACTCTGTTCGTAGCTGATGACATGACCAGCGACCTAAGATACAGCCGTCCTCTTAATCCAGAAGTCTTTCCTCCACTAAATTTGTTCAGTTTCAGTGATACGCAGACATCCTTGATAACCGGTCTGTATCCGACCAGGGACAGTCTTGTGGTGTTCAAACAGAGGGGAATCTACCTTGTGAAGGGAGATCCCTCTCGAGGTTTCTTTGGTCAGACATTGTCCACCGACATAGGATGCATAGCTAGTCAGACCATCAAAGAGGTTCCTGGGGTTGGGCTGCTCTTCATGTCAAACGACGGTATATACGTTTTGGAGGGTACTCTTGCCAATACAGGTACATCGACCAGGTTCATTAAATTAACACAGGGTCTGAGGGACATTTTCAACAGGGTGAATTTTGAGTTCGCTGACAGATTTAGGTCTTTAATATATCATCGGGACAGAGAGTATTGGTGCTCCGTGTGCCTGGATGACAAGACAATACCAGATACCATACTTAAATTTTCCTATGAAATAGGTGCATGGTCGGTTTATGATCTTTTACCGACGGCGGGAATGATTGAAGTACAGGATCACAGAGGATACCTTATATTTGCAGGCCCGAACGCAGATGCTGATGACGGGCCTAGAGGTCTGTATGTTTATGGAAGCGTGAATGAAAAGCATAAGCTGGGCACGGTAGCCCCTGTATATGAAACGGTTAACATCCCTTTCAACACCGTTTGGGAAAATTTCAGCCCTGCGCGTGTGCAGACGAGGGTGGTGGGGTATGGAAACACCGTCAACATGTCGGTCTTTGTCAACAGGGAGCCGGCGACTGTTGCAACTACTGCAAGCGGAACCCAGAAAAGAGCTCTGGAGGACAACCTGTTTCCTTTATATGGAACTGTTGAAACAGACACTGGAGTGGTCTACAAAGAGCACCGACCCGTTATTGTCAGGATGGATTTCAGCACTATGCACAAGGGGCCTGTGAATGAATTGAAGATGCGCTTCACGTCAGATGATGAATTGGAGATAGTTAGCTACGAGCTGGAGGGTCGGATAGGACGAACCAGGGACGTGGTCAATCTAACGGACAAGTTTGGCGGAGGTCTGAAAAGATAATGGGGATCAAGTACAAGAAGTGGGAAGTTAGAACTGGTGAGGTTGTGGAGCCTACCAGGATACGCCAGAACATGCAGGCGTTGGCACACGAAATCAACGGCAATCTGGACAGGGAGAACCTTCCTGAAAAGTGCGTGGATTCTGAAATAATCGCAACAGAGACTTTCAACGACATACGAAATTCTTTTGCTCAGGGCTCTGGACAGGATTTTTCAATGCAGGACAAGGGTGTGCAATTTGTTGAGGTCATGTCTTTAACAATAGATGTTCCAGTAGACTGCGTTGTAATCTGCCATTACGGATGCTATTTCATCTGGGAGGATGTTCCGACCGAGTTGGATAAGCTGGACACTGGAGCGAAGAATAGATGGCCTAATCACATTTTCTCAGCGTATGATTATGATGTAATTCAGGAACACTTCATTGACTTTCGGCTTCGTATCAACGGAGAGGATGTATGCAAGGTGTTTTCATATCCATTCATGCGTCAATCCCAGAGCACTTACATGACTGGGGTATTACAGGTTAGTGCCGGTCAGATAAAGGTTTCTGTAGATGCAAAGATGTTCCGAAACAACCTAGGCACTATTACAGCAAGCAAGGCATTCTATGCAGTAATTAAAGACAGAAATTTAGTAATTCAAGCTAAGAAGAGGTAGCTATGGCAGAAACAAAAGCCGAAGAATTAGCTAGGTTGCTGATGGAAATAGAAACAACTGAAGGCTCCATGTGGTTCGACACCGCGATGCTTTCTCTGGAGGTTCCTGTTATTGGCTTGCTTGGAAAAGCTGCCAAGACAGCTAAATCTTCTGTACCAACACAAGCACAGATGGATGCGATGGCTTTGGCTAGGGAACAGAGCATAACTCAGGAAGTCATCGACCTAGCACCGCCAGATACCACGGCACTGAGAAAAGCTACTGAGAGAGCTGAGAAGTCAAAAGAATACAGTGAGCAGTTGAAAAAAGACTACACAAAAAGTTTTCATGATGAAAAGTATTCTACGTTGTCTTTCCGAAAAGCATCAGAAGAGCTTTCAGATTATGCAAGAAGATTTAACAGAAATCATTTGGTTCAGAAGATACCTGAAATGGAAGCTGAGTTGTACGCCCCTTTTCAGGATGAGTATGTTCGGTATGCTATGAATCTTCCTGAGGGCAAGCGTCCTATGAGCCTGCAGCAATATGCAGACATAAGCATGAGGGAATATGTGTCTGCTGATGAATTCTTTCCTGCGGGGTCTATGGAACTAGAGCAGTTTCGAATTAAGAAGGAAATCATTGAAGACATCAAAAGAGATCCCAGTCTGTATGTGGATGATTTCGGCGGCTTGGATATGCAGCAATTAAGGTTTTTTGCTACCCTGGATGAATCTCCCAAAGCACTTCGTATTGATCCAAGGGGTCAGGAGCTTTTTGAAAACAGAAGGCTGGCTATTGTGGAAATGCGGAAACATCAGTCTCCTGAAATGATAAGAGAGAATTTGTATAAATTCAACACAACAATACTGGAAGATGATCTGTTCCTGCAGGATGTTCATGAAACAATTGCTGATGACGCCTGGATGAATCTCAAGGGTGAGTTGCAGAAGAGAGGGTATTCAGATGAACTGGTTGATTCCATTGTAGGAAGAAAACAAGCAGCTCAAATCGATAAGCGAAACATAGATTTTTGGAAGGAAATTTCAAATGAGTTGATGTATTCACGAAGCCTCCAGGACTTTGATCCTTCATATCTTGGGGATCTGAAGAAGGGTGACATGCCTGACATCATGCAAAAATACCTCACTGGTAACCTGGATGACAGGGTGCAGGACATAATGACGGATGCCTCCTATAAAAAACTGAGGGACAAGGCGATTGAAATGGAGCACGTCCCGATGGAGAAGGCAAGGAGATACCCAGAACCAGAACTGATTGTCGATGAGATTATGACCAGGCAGCACCAGGCTCACGATGCACAATTAATGAATGCTCTAAAAAACTATGGACAGGCTAGAGCCAGGTTCATGTACAGCTTCCTTCCAGTTGTTCCTACCGCAGAATCACTGTACAGCGGATACCAGAAAAAAGAAGATTTAATGGGTAGGGCTGAAGAATTAAAAAAAGATATGACCCCTGAGGAGATCAAGGAGGCTGAAGAACGTCTCATTGACATCAAGGGAACCAGGAAATACCTGGGGCCTGATCCTGTAACTGGTGAATACCCTGCTCTTCCAGAACAACCTGTCAGCCCTTCTTCTTTTGGACAACTCAGTGAAGGCGAGGAAATGTCAGTCATAGAATTTATCAAGAGCATACCTGAATACAATGAGGAAGATGATATAATGTACCAAAGTTTCAAGCCCAAGAAGAAGAGGTAGGGTATGGCAAAGGTAACAGTACCAGCAATCAACGTGGGTGACGAAATAAAGGTATCTACCCTTAATGACTTCATAGCCTCTGCAAATGCCGTTCCTGGCTCCATAAATGCAGAAAATGTAATGAACGAAGGTATTGACAGGCGTAACCTTGCTTTGAAGTCAATCCAAGAAACAAACACGACCGGCACATATTATTATTTGGCTGGATACAATAACCATGAGGTTCCAGCTTCATCTGGTTTTGGTAATCTAGTGAGCACGACAGGTGACTCTCCAATAATAGGGCCTTTCAATTGTCTGAATAATGAATGGATACTGGTGAATTGCAGTTTCATGTTATTTGCTCCTCCGCCAGTTACAAAAGCGGACAGCTATAATGGAAATCACGAAGCACGTTTTATTTTGGAAGCCACCGATATGACAGCCAGCACAGTTTCCAAAATAGGAGGGACTGAACGACGGTTCAATCATTTTATGGTCATGGAAGATTCACCGGATGGTTTTCATGCCGGTTTGCGCTACAGTTGCACAATTGTTGCTGCTTTCAAAACGGAAACAACATCCTCTGGAACCAATCAAATTAGGATTGCGTTGAAGGGTAGGGATATGTATTCAAACCTTCTAAATCTAACCAATGCAGATTGCAAGGTTAGAGAAATCAAACTATT